TCACTAGTTACACCCATCTCTGTTTTTAGCTTATTATTCTGATGGATTATTCTTTCGATTTCGTATAATTTACGATTAACCTCTTTTATAGAATTATTAACCTTTTTCTTGGCGGACATTGACTCATCTTTTTTATAATCTCGGTAGTTGATTTCACTCATTACCTGTCTATAAACTGATTCACCCATATTACCTTTATATATTCTATTAGGCTTCTTTTTAACAATACTCATACCAGTACTATTAGTAGCTACATCCTTTGTTTTCTTTTTGTCCTTTGCTCTACCTTTACCGAAAGCAAATGGTGTTTTAGGTGGACCTTCCCCTCCATCAAGATTACCAGTTACACTCATCTCATCAAGTTCTTCTTGAGACTCTTCTAACTCGTTTAATATTTTTTTGATGTATGATTCCATCTAAAGCCCTTACTTTATATTTTTAAGTTCTTTGATTAACTCGTAGAATCTCATTAAAGATAATACTTCCTGATCTTTGATTACATTTCGTTTTCCAAGAGCAGTTGCTTGTTTAGCTACTTCTTTAAGTTTTATTCGAACAACAGGATCTTTAATTGATCTCATTTTGTTTCGAAGTGTACGTTTAATATGTGGCACCTCTGATGATATAAGTTCCTTAAGATTATTAGTATTTGAGACATTGTTAATATATTCTCTTAAGACTTTCTTTTGTTTTGGAGTTAAATCACCATACTTTTCGTTAAATTTATCGACTAATATCTGATATGATAAAAGTTGCATATCTTTATCTTGATTTGTGTATTCAGAAACGATTTGCTTTTTAATATTCTTAGGAGCTTTCTTTCCAGTAACAGCTTCTACTAAATTATATCTTAATTTTACTCCTTCAGCCGGAGGCAACGAAGTATTTTCAAATATTGTATAAGTACTTGCTAATGTTCTATAATTGTCGATTCTAGCTTTAGTAAATTTATCGATATCGTAATGCTCTTTAATCTCTTTTATAAGATTATATTTTTCTCTCCGAAGTTTACCTTGATTAAGTTTTCTTCGATTAGTAATTACTGCATCTAAAAACCGATTAGCTTGATTTTCTGAATTAAATTTTTCTTTTAATATTGTTTGATAAAGCTGAAGTTCTTTTCCTAACTGAGTTTTATTAGAAAAGTATTCTTTTATAATTCTAACAGCTTCAGAGTTATCTTTAGATAGCGTATCCGACGCAATCTGACGGACAAGTAGTTCAAATAGAATACCTGTATTCTTAAATTTCGAGTGTTTTACTGTGCTCATATTCTTTCACCATTAGACGTAGTTTTTATCATATATAAATATGATGTTTTAAGAAAAACCTATAAATTACCGTCGATTATATTACCTTCGTCGAGTAGGCCTCCGTTGTCGTCGTATTCTTTTTTTGTTTCATGAAGAGTTTCTTTTAAGACGCTCTTTGTTTTAGTTTTTGACTTTAGTGATTGTATTACATTCTTATATTTTTCACGTTTATCTTCTCTAGCTAAAGGACTATTACCTCTAAAGTTATGCTTTAGCGGAGATTTTCCTATATCATAAGTTTTACCTAAATCTTTGTCTCCTATAGGATCTTGACCACCAGGATGTTCAGTAGATTTATATTTCATACCGATATCAGGTCTTCCTACAGGTGCATCTGATGGTTCATCATAATTTTGCTGTCCTGCTGTAGCTAAATCATGAGGTGTACCGAAAGATCTTAACGTTTTCGAAGGATCATTACCTTCTTGCTCAATTTGAGACTGTCTAAATTTGAGTTTCAAGTCTGCAATAACGTTTTCACGCTCATGAGCCCATGCACCATCACCCATATTCATGATATTTTCGTAAATCCATTCGTCAGAAAGTAGTTTTGATTGTTGAATATCAGTAGCAAGTCTAATTTTCTCTTGCCATATGGAGATTTTTTCTTGTTCGTATACTGTTGATGGAGTAGTTAGGTTAAGTTCAAAATTTACTAGATCTTCATCCTTAAATCCTTGTGTGTATAAGTGAACTATAGCTATTTTAGTAAGCTCCGATACTGCGATTCGCTGTAATCTTTCAATAGTACGAGCAAAACGTATATCTTCAGCTGCTAAAGTTGCTTTACCTTCTACTTGTTCATCATATCCTAAAAAGGCTTTAGGAACTCGTAAAGCTGACATCATTTTATTTTTAAGATATTCGATATCATCTATAGCGTTAAAGTCTAACCCTTGAACTGATTCTATACCTGTTCCTGATTCACCACCTCTAGTTGGTAGATAAAAATCTTCCATCATATTTTGCATATTAAATTTAAGATTGTATTCTCCTGTAGTTTGATCTACATAAGGAACCTTTTTCATCTTATCTATAATAGCTTGCATGTATTGGTCAACTTCATTCGGTGGTATATTACCAACATCTATCTTAAATATCCTTTTTTCAGGTGCACGCATAATTCTATGAATCATCATTGCGTCCTCCATCATAGTAAGCTGCTTCCAAGTCTTTCTAGCTGGTTCTATCATTGATTTACCGTACGGTAGAAAATTAGCATCACTTAATAAACGAAAATGAGCTATCTCGAAGTTTTGGTACTCAATATTACCACCTTGACCATCTTGTTTGAATATTACCTTGTAAGGATCTTGTGGGTCTTCACCTTCTTCTCTAGTCATCTCGTAAGATGAAAGAGGTACTACATTTACAACCCCATATCCCTCTGCAATATCTAATTTTAAGAAAAAGTCACCATATTTACACATGTTTCTTACCCATGGCCATAAGTTAAATTCGATATTACAGATATCATAAAATAAATTATGTAATATTTTTTGAACATTTTCGTTCTGACAAGTTATCGTAAGTACTTGATCGAATTCGTTCTTCATTGTTGATTCATCTGAGTATATATCTAAAGCTGATGATATAATAGCGTCTGAATCCATCGATTCGTAATCAGTATATAGTTCATTTTTGTTATATGAGAAATTTTGCATAGCAGGTGTACCGTATCCAAAATTAACGTTAGTTTTTCTTAATTTTGAAAATCTATCTACTCCCATAGTAACTGTGTTACCCATCGATTGAAGTCTAGAGGTATCCTTTACCTTTAACTTTCTACCACCAACGTTTCTTACAACTACGTTACTGCTAAATAGTTTCTGCAATCTAGAAAATATTGTTTTATCTGCCATAATTATTCCTCTTTATATAACCTTTATTTCAAAAGCCATGTAAGATCTTCATCACCTTTTGGCCCTCGTTGAATCCAAGGATTATTATCAAGTCTATTACCTGTATAAACACCAGCACCTCGGTTTACTGATATATTATTTAATGCGCTCTTTGTTAAATCCATACCTTTTTGACGAAGCATAAGAGCGGTGTCTCTAACCCACATTCCTATACTGTAAGCCATTACAAGGTCATCGTTGTAACCGCCTTGCGCTTGAGCTTTACTTCCTTTCCATACGAAAACAAATAGTTCATCGATCAAACGTTTTGACCGGACTATACATGCCTTCTCCCTAAAATAGGTATCTAGCTTTGATATAATTAGTGGTCTCGTCTTCGAAGTAGTCGTAAATCCTGGAACCATCTTATCTTTAGTTTTTAAGTCGTATCGCTTCTTAAGCTGCTGACCAGTATCTACTACGGATAGGTCTGCTGAAGAATAAAATAAGTTTGGATATTCTCTATCTACTGCTGCTTGAATAGCTGCCCACCCTACATTAGCGTTTTCAATAACTAATAAGGCGTTGTTCCATTCGGTAGCAGTATTTACTAACATATTACCAAAATCTTTAGTTGGAAGTTGACCCTTATATTCTGCTACTTGAGCTAAGGTCTCGACATCTATAACATGAAACGTACTATAGTCACTTGAATCACCACGAGCAACGTCGGCTGCTATCATATAGTCTTTAGAGTAATCAGGATATTCCCATAACCAATAATTTCCATCGAATCCACGTTTTTCTATAGGCTCTTGTACCTGCTGTTCTAAATACCACTGAAGTATTGTACCATCAACTACTGTATAACCTGAAGTAATAAAATCGCAATCACATTCTTGTGCTGCCATTTTTTCTCCAAGTAACTGGTCTTGTTTTGCTCTCCAGTCTTGCTCACGATCAGGGTGTAATGTCCAGTGCAGTTTTATTGGATTAAATCCGTTAGTACCTGCTTCTGCTCCTACCCATGTTTTGTGAAAGAAGTTACCTGTTCCATTAGGAGTAGATAATACTATAGCACCACCTCCGGTAGCTAACGTTTGTTGAGAAGAAGCCCATATTTCATCTATACTATCTACGAATGCTGCTTCGTCAATTATTAGTAGTGATAATGCTTCCGATCTACCAGCGTCCCCAGAACTAGAAACTGCTTTTACTTGAGACCCATTAGAAAAGCGTAATGACAATTTATTATCTTCAACACAGTTACCTTTTAACCAGCCTGGTAATCCATCGTGCATTACTCTAACTTTAGTAACTAGATTTTTAGCTACTTCCTGCTTTGTTGCAATTACTAAAATATTTTTATCATTATGAAATAGCATTAACCATAAAGAGTAACCAGCTGATAAAGTAGATATACCTAACTGACGAGATTTTAGTATAACATTATAGTCATGATCTCTTAATTCAGTTAAAGTAGTTTCTTGGAAAGGGTATAAATTAAATTTTATTTTACCTTTATGAGGATGTTGTATATAACAATACTTTCTCATAAAATGTACAGGATCTTTTGCACATTTCGAAAATTCTAATTTTATTACGTCTTTTAATGATTTTTTCATATATAGTCTACCTACATATATAAATATACGGAAATTATATTATAATTCCAACTTATTACGGTAAACTATAATCTATAACGTGTATTATGGCGATAGTGCCGATTGTACCAAAAACTATTCCAGCTGCTCTAGAGTTCCACCACCTATCTCTTCTATCTAACTCTTTTCGATATAAGTTTATATTATCATTGAGTAATCTTTTTTGATCTTCTAATAAAAATATTTGAAGTGAATCACTAGCCATTATTTTTTTATTAACATCTATAATATTATTAAGATCGATAATAAATAAATCTTGTTTAGCTATTACAGAGTCAAGACTTGTTATTTTTAACTTATATTCTGTATTTAATTTTTTAGTAATTTCATAAACTGTTTTATAATCTTTAGTTTGAGAATAGCTTATGAGTGTAAATAATAGAAATATTATTGTAAGTATTTTTTTCATATATAACCCTTTATAAAAAGCTCCCGGTATTACCCGGGAGACTTAATTGTAGTATTTATAGACTTATTTGAAGTTTACAAATTCGATTGCCCAACATACTGTACCTGGTACAGTAACTGCATGATCAGTACATACTGTATTACAGTGTAATGTTCTTGCTGTAGTTGTAAAAGTTGTATCAGCTGCTAATGTAGTATCGTCTAATGTTTTTTCCCATTCAGATCGTGGTATACGTACTGATGCTCCTGCTGCTAGATCAGTACCATCTGCTCCTGCGTCGATAATATTGTCAGTGTGTTTAGTAATTACTTCACCTCCACCTGCAGTAGTACCTACTTCATATCCTAGATCAGCACTCGCTGCTGTTGTTGGTGCTACTGTAAAGACTAACCAGATATTATTGATTATTGAGTTAGCTGGTTGTGTTAAAGTTACGATTGAATCACTATCTTGTACGAAAGCTGTTGTATTTGTAACAGTTCTCCATGATGAGCAGTTGTCACCGATATGTGTTATTAAATCGTTTAAGTGTTTCGCTTTCGCAGGAATAGAGTTTAATCTATTATCACCTCCACCTCTTGGGCTAGCATTTCCGAAAGTTACTCGTGTTAATTGTGCCATTTTTTAATCTCCTATAGATTTTTTTCTGCTTCAGCTAGAGCTGCTTCCAAATCCAATATTGTTTGATCGTTCTTTTTAACGTTCTTTTTTGCATCCTTTACTTGCTTGCTTCTACCATCAGCTTTTTTAGTTAAATCGGTTAGTTCATTATTTAATTTTTCTTTTTCAGCTTTCACTTCCTGAATTTGAGATTCTAACCGTTTAACCTCAGCATCATTCTTTGCAATTTTTGGATTTATTTTTCTTCTACCTACCGCTTTTGCTGCTAGTAAAATACCCAGTAAAGTGCCTATCGAGCCAACAATAAATAGTAATACTTTCTTGAATTTGCTCACGCTTACTCTCCTTTCTCAACCTTTTTATTAGGTTGTCCAGGATTGCTCTCGATACTTCCTGGATTAAATTTATACTTTTGCTCTATATACTTATTGAAAAATTCGTAAGTCTGAGTCAGAAGTTTTTGATTATCATCTAAAGCCTTCATAGTAGCAACTATAGTATCTCGATCGATTTTGTTTTGCTCAGGTGATTTAGCCGGGTCATTTGGTTTCATAAGTAACGGGAGATAATTAGGTAGTGATCCTAACGAAGTTTGCATATTCATTACATAATCATTCATTGACTGAACCATTTGAGTTAGCTTTTCGTCTCCTTGTTGCTCTTGTTCAAGTAGCTCGTATTGCCGTCTACGCCATTTTTTATCGTCCCAAGTCATATTATTGCCCTACGTTTACGCCTTTATTTGATACATGCTCACCAACGTTACCTGCAGCATATATTCCGAATACCCATTTTACGAATTCAGACCATTGTCCAAAGTCTGCTTGATTAGTAGCAACAAATACTATTGACGCTAAAAATAAAATCATTGCAAACATTAACTTTTTACTCTGTAGTTGTGTTTTTAATACCGACATTTTTATCTCCTTGTTCTAATTTTTCTAAAAGCTCGTCTTTGAACTTTTCGAATTGTTTATCTATACTTTCTTCTATTGATTTTACAGATTCTGGTAACCTCCATTTATCGATAGTTCCATCACTGTTAATAAATTCACTTTTAGTAAATTTAGCTTTTAGTAGTTCAACCTCTTTAGAAGCATCTTTAAGAAAATTCATTGAGTTTTTTCTAATAACATCTCTTTCGTATTTTTCATAAATAGGTTCACTTTTTATATATCCTTCACATTTCATAAGAGTTTCTTCCTTAACTATACAATCGTGACATTTTCCTTCTCTTTGTATGAACTGTTTATCGAATTTAGTTGCTTTTTTGCTACATTTAGGGCATAGCGACGAATCTATTGCTTTACGTATTTTACTAAATCGTCCTACTTTAGCTTTATATCCATTTTTTTGTATCCACTTTTGACCGTCTTTATCTACCCATGAATCGCCTATTTGACGTTCAATAGATTTTTTCTCAAAGCCTTTAGATGTTCGAGTTTGAGTTCTATGCTCTCCTCTTATCATCTCATTTATCGCTTTTACATTATTTAATTTTGCCATAACTTACCTTTTATTGATTGATTTATTTATATGCTTTGCAACAACCTCTTCTACTGAATCTTGTGATGGAATTAGTTTTTCGATTCTAAATTTTAACATAGGTCTGCCGTTAATAGTTGGTTGACCTTTTTCGTCAGTACCGAACTCTTTTACTACTACTCGCTTATTCTTAAAACGACCAGTTAGTATTGTATCCCCTATGTTTATATCTATATTCATTATATATAAGTATTACGTTATTATTAAAACCCTTTCTAGAACGCCATCATTCCAGTTATTTGATTAACTGGTGCAAATGCTCCCGTTAGTTTATATGTATTACCTTTATATACAAAAACTAAACCTTCGCTAGGTATAATAGTTTTGAATCCACCTATTGCATCTATTTTAGCAAGTTGCGCTTTCATTCTATTTAACTTTTTTAAGTCTCCACCTTTTCTGACGTCTGTAATTGCTTTAGCTACTTGACGCCTGATACTCTGAACTGCTCGATCAGGGCTCGCTGCTAGAAAGCCTTCTACATTTTTTAGTACTTCTGCGCCTAGTTCGAAGAATAAAGTTTCAAAAGGAAACATATTTTTCTTTACTTGATCAGCATGATTTATCTTATCGAATTTTTTTGCTTGTTCTAGCATTTTTTCGTCAGGAAAATTTTTCTTATCAATTCTAAACGATTTATCGAAAAAAGCCCATCGTTTTACTAATCCTACTAGCACTGTATTATCTATATTGCTAAACTTTTTACTAATAAAGTCTTCCCACCATGCTTGATGATATTCACCAAACGTATTACTATCTTTCATTTTATATTTTGACATTAAACTAGATAATTTACTTATAAAATAAGGTTTTTTACTAGCAAAATCTTGATGCGGGTTTACTGTTAAGACTTTAGGACCTATTATACTAAATCCTTTCTGCATGTTCTGATTTATCTGTGCTATCATTCCAGCTAAAATTCTTGCACCGTCAGTAACAGAGCCGATTGCTTTACCATCTTTATATTGCAGTACGTTATGAAACTGAAGATACGGAGCATCGTAAACTATAACGTTAGCAGATGCTGGATACATAATTTCCATATTTACCCAGTTATTACCGTCGTTGAATATTTTTTTCTTTTGCTTATCACTTAAACCTTTTATTGCTTTAGCTAAATCTCGCATTGCATAGTTAAATGCTTTTTCGATATTTCCTCTATTAGCAAATTTTAACTTTACACCTTTAGCATCCATTCCACCTCGCTTTACATCACCCGTATTTCTCGCTGCTAAAAGTTTTTTGTTCCATGTTATAAATAAATTTTGACCATCAGTCTTTTCGGTAGCTGAAGTTTCTAGATCCAACCTACCTTGAAGCGCATTATTTATAATTTGTTTGAAGTCTCCGAATGTAAGTCCTTTATCATCGAACGGGTGAGACATATGACCATATGCGCCACCTTCTATAAGAAGTTTTACTGACTCGTTAATAGATAAATCTTTAATATTTTTAGCTGCTTTTTTAATAGTTGTATCCGGCTTGTTAGCTTTGTAAACATCTTTTGCAGCTTTAGCTCTTTTTCTATCTACAACATTAGGTTCTAATCTACTACTCTTTATAGATTGATCAGCTCCTAACCAGTCTAATATTTCCATTCCTACTGTTGTTGCAATATAGTTAACATGCTTTTTATATGCGTTATATGCTCTAGTTGATTTTAGATCAGACTGATTATTCGGTGACCTTAGACCTTGATCTCCTGCTGGGAAGTAAGATACACTTGCGATAGGACCTCTAGGGTAAGCAGTATCTCCAATATGATTTTCAGGAGTTGGTATCGCATCTCTAGAGGTTACTTCGTATCCAGTACCTAAATCAATAAGATGGTTAATAACAATCCATCCCATGCGTTCTGCTACCTTATTCTGAACACGTTTATAGCTATCCATGCTACCGAATCCATGAGATGGTCCATCATCTACTTCAGTAAAAGATGTAGTACCGGTAGTTGAAGCTTCTTTAATTATTTCAGCTAGATTCCTATCAGCAACAAAGGCTTCGATATTTGACTCGGTTAATCCTTCTAACCTTTTTACTATCCAATCATAATTCCTTAAATTACTTCTTCCAAAAATACTAGTAAATATTTTTTTCTTTTTATCAGGCTGCAAATTTTTATCGCCTAAGACTGCTCTTAAAGTTGTGCCTGACATTTCTCCATACCCTGGAACGTTCATACTAACATGAGGCGCTATAAAAGTATATGCTCCATCTCTATAACCCACTTCAGCTTTTCCTTTCCAAGGTCTAAAAAATTTACCCCCTAGTCGTTGTGCGTCCTTTTTCCCAACTACAAATACTGCAGCAGTTGTCTCAGGATCATATCTTTTTAGTATTTCTTCGGCTTTATATGGATTTTTAACTTGTTTAAGATTTCCACCTAATCCGTATGCTGATATTATTTTTTTCTTTTCTGAAAAACTAAACGGAGATTTAGGCAAAGCTACTTTATTAGACGTTGCTATAAATTTTTCTTTGAAGGGTACCGACTTGAATGCTTTAGCATGGTGAGCTCCCATAGGTTGAAATCTACCTGGGTATATTGCAACTACAGTCTTTATTTCTTTTTGCTCTTTTAGAACTTGATCTGCTATCCAGCTTCCAAATGTTTCTTTTGTATTCATAATAATAATTAGTACCTCTTATTGTTAGATTCCTCGTACTAAGGTTTTAATAATCCAGTTATCGCTAGGAACAGTTGCTTGCAAAACTAAATTTGTAGCGTCTAATGATGCCGAAAACTGTAATCTTTCGGTATTTCCGAGATCAGCTGTAGATATATCAGTTAATTCTATATTAGTTCCATCATGAACAGCCATTACCGTTCCTGCTCTCATGTTAGTACCATTTTTTACTACGTAATCGAAAAATCCTGCGTCATAGTTAGCGTGTGCAATAGTTGCAATATCTTCAGTACCTGCGTCTACATCAGGATTATTACTAGATGATATAACAACGTTATTTCCTAAGTATAATGCTCCACTTGAGCTTATATTACCTTCAACTGTTAGTTTATCGGATGGATTTAAGTTACCTATACCAACACCCGTAGTATTTAGTCTTATAGTATGGCTGTTATTATTATCAACAGTTAAAGTAATATCATCATTAGCTTGGTTACCTCTAATACGAACTCTACCTTTAGTATCTTCACCGACATTATACCATACTATATCTTGATTATCTTCAAGCTGGACATCACCACCATCTAATACTACATCACCTGAGTTTACTAGAATACTATCTGTAATAAAATCTTTAGTAGTCGTCGTTCCACTAGCGCTTATATTTCCACTAGCTGTTACATGCGTTGTATTTACTGTTCCAGAAGTTAACACATCTGATATAGTAGCAGTAGTACTGACAGTTAGACTAGTTCCTGTAATTGTACCGCTTGCGCTTATATTATTAGAAGAAGTTATATTACCTAAAACGTTTAGATTATCGTTAATAGTAGTTGTACCGCTACTTGCAGCAAATCTGTCTGATTGGTAAAGATCACCGTTACTATCAACCATAACAGTATTTGCAGTGGTAGGAGCTGTTGGTAGATCTTCGAATCGAACTATTGGTGTTGTTAAACCTTCATTTAGTGATTTGCTAACATGAAGTCTTCTTTGTGGATTATGAGTTCCAATACCAACCGCTCCGTTATGTCTTATCGTCATTCGTTGCGTTTCAACATCTTTACCACCTGAGTTTCTTGCATCATCTCCACCAGTAAAGAATCTAATCTGCTGACCTGCATCACCTCTTGCGTGTATATTTATACTACCTTGAGGATTTCCACCAGTTGAAATATGAAATGCTTCTTGGAGCAGTCTAATGCCTTCGCAATCTGTATCTCCTCCATCACCAATATCATTACCGTTTGTATTTCCTTCGAACGTATCAGGGAAGAAAGATAAAGAACCTCCTGCTTGCCCTCTAGTACCTCCATATCCGTAACTTGCTTTAGAATTATATCCATTTATAGATACTAAAGCTCTTGGTCCTCTTGCTGATAACTCGTTACCTCCTGGCGTACCACCTCCCGCTGTAAATGCAGATGCAGTTTCCCAGTTTATAACTTGAAATCCGACTGCTGAAGTATCGCCATCAAATATCTGAAGTCTTTGAGTTGATGTGTTACTAAATGTTACACTTCTTGCAGGATTTGCAGTACCGATTCCAAAATTACCACTACCTGAAAGTATACTTAAATTAGTATGCTTCATTTGAATAGAACCAGTTATATCGTGCTGATCAGAAACATTATTTCCTAGTTTAGCTGACCCTTCTACAGCGAGTTGATGAAATATATCAGCGGAACTAAAATCTCCAACTCCAACTTTTCCAGTATGATAGATCTTTCCTGTTAATGTCGGTTCACTATCTATTGTAGATCCACCTTGTAAATACCAATCGTTATCTCTTCCATAAGATGCAGTACCAATCATTGAACCTGTTAACCCACCGTTTACTTGACCGGTTAAATTACCTACAACATTTCCAGTTAAGTCACCTGCAACATCTCCTGTAACATCTCCAGTTAAATTACCATTAACATCTCCAGTAACATTCCCAGTTAGGTTTCCTGTGAATACGCTAGTACCAGTAGTTGTAAATTCTCCAAAGAAAGAACCGGTTGCGCTGGAAGCGGTAAAGTGTGTTGTGTTAATATCAGTTGAGCTTATGTTAGTTATATCTGCGTTTGATGACGTAAAATAGTTAGCTATTATATTATTACTCGAACTTACAATAGAACTAGTTACTGTAACAGAATGAATATTAGTAAATTTACTATTAGCAAATAATGACCCTGTTATAACGTGTAACTGATTTGCGTCGTTTACGCAAATAGTTGTACCATCAACTTTAACACCTAACGCGTTACCATCAATAAACGTAAAAAAGTCAGCACTCATCGATGCTTGACCGTGTAACCATGAACCTGATTTATTTACATTTGCTTCAGTTGGTACTGCTATATTTCCGTACCATCCAGCAATACCAGTAGGGAAGTCATGCTTCTCTTGAATCGACTGACTAGCTAATCCGTATATACCTCCTGTATACCAAGGCGAATTTGATCCTACAGTATTAACTCCATTAGCATACGGATTAGATCCCGTAATAGCGTTAAGATTTGCAGTAGTTGGTGAAAAGCTCACAAAGTTAGCTGGAGAAACTATATCTTTTTCTATAGCACCGTAGATGTGTAAAGCAAAATTCTGCCTTACATCGTTAGTCATTCCTGTAGAGTTTGGTAAGGCATAAACATATCCTGAAAAGCAATCATATGAAGGATAAGCTTTACCTTTGAATAAACCGTAATCTGCTTTGTAGTGTGTAGTTAAGTGATTTTCCCAGTCATTTTCTAGAGTACCTGGAGCTGAACCGGAACCTATAAGTGCTTGTCGGTAATGATAACCTCCGCCTTGATTTCCATTCCCTGCATCAGTTTCATCAACAAGAGCAAAAACAATAACATCGGTATCAGGAATTCCTGATTTACTAATAGGTGAATTTTCTAGATAATAGGCAGCTGTATTATATCCGAATGCAGTAAAGTTATCTGAGTCTGCATATGTACCTGCATCTTCATCGGTTGCACCGGTAGCTGTCCATCTTACTGATTTCATACTACCTGTAATACCTGAACCAACACTTGTCTCATTCTGGTTACCAACAGCTGGCCATGACATCCATGACAACCATCTTTCAGCAGTTAGTGTTGCAGCACCTGGATCATCAGTTCCTTCTCCTACGTAGATGTTACCTTTCCAGTACGGATATTTTTCACGCATATCCTTTTCGAATTTAGTAATTACCCATCTAGTCAGAATCGCAGGAGTTGCTAAAGCACTTCCAACAATAGTCATACTTGTTCTATCTATAAAAATATAGATATTTGTATTTTCAGATAAGTTACAGCAGCAACTATCTTTGTTAACTAAATCTAAAGCACAACCTAGTTCCGTGTAACTTAAATCACCTGATGATGAATTATAAGTTGTTATATTTCTCTGAGGACTGTTATGTAAACTGTTTATCCGTACAGGTGGTGTTTTAGCTGTATAGTCAGCTACAGATTGAGTTATATGTAAAAGTCTTGGTGAACCAGCTCCTGAAAAATCACCAATACCTACTTTACCAATATGATATATATCACCATCTATAGTTGGATCAGAATCATCTCCATCAGCATATGTTTTTTCTTGTAGATACCAATCGTTGTCTTTTCCGTAAGAAGCTGATAAAGCAAATGAAGCATAAGATGCTGTACCAATCATTGATCCAGTTAACCCTCCATGCACTTGACCTAACAATGATCCTGTTAATCCACCGTTTACTTGACCTGTTAAATTACCTACAACATCACCGGTTAAATCTCCAGTAACATTACCTATCACTGACCCTGTTAACCCACCATTTACTTGACCTGTTAGATCTCCTATAACATTACCGGTTAGGTCTCCAGTTACATTACCAGTTAGATCTCCTGTAAACCCTGTACCATTACTTGTAAACTCTCCTACGAAAGAGCCAGTAGCGCTAGAAGCTGTAAAATGAGTTGTATTTATATCAGTTGAAGTTATATTAGTTATAGTTGAATTAGATGCAGTAAAATAATTTCCTATTATATTGTTACTAGAACTTATTACTGAGGAGGTAAAAGCAGTAGTAAAAATATTAGAAGAAGTTAAATTAGTTACGCCAGCTTGATTTACTTGACTCAACAATACGTCA